TTCATCTCGTAGGAAGGCAACAGGGAACGAAACACGGCCGCCTGTCGTGTGGCGTATCGGATAAGCCGTCCCTCGTAATCAAGCAGGATTGTCTGAACGGGCTCCGAATCGCGGAATTGGAAGGCTGGTACGAGGGGGGATGGAGGTCCACCTCTAAACCCGACTGTAGAGGTCGCATTCGGCCACCACGGTGCTTCTAGTGCCGTGCCCCCAGAGAGATCCCGCGTACACAGAAATGGCGCATTATACATCGTTGCCTCGTAGCGCTGGGCATAGAACAGGATATTACGCGTTGGATTGGGGATCTTCAACGGCATATAGACTTTGGGCGCGCCATTCGTGTCTACAGGATCGAATCGATAATGTTGGGTAATAGGAATCTGAATATCTGCAATGCGGAATCTGTTCGCCTCTGGCTTGTCCAAATACACGTATTCTGCCATAATATACGTGTCGCCGAGAGGGAGACTTGCAGGCATCGACGGAGTTGCGAGGAGGCTGCATCGAGTTGTTGTACCTGTGCCTGTGATTCCTGGGACAGGGGTTCCTGCTGGGTCGATACGCCAGAAGGGAGACGAGAGGAGCGGGAAATACGCAGTGCCTGCGACCAGACTCTGCGTGGAATTCACAGGGTTTTTCGCAGAGCTCACGTACAGACTTGCAAGGGGATTAAATGTAATCGTGAGTTTCACAGGATCTGCAGTGAGGGCGTCAATAGGGAGGGCCGCACCAGGATCGCCGCGACTGAACCAAAAGGGGAGCGGTGTGACTACAGGGGGTCTGGGATCTCCTGATAAAAAGGTATACGGATTCGCCACAAAATCGGAATAATTCGTCGAGAACGTTGATGAATTTCTCTGTAGAAGACTGTTCGTCAGTTCCACCTTTTCAATCGGCGTGTAGAATTCGTCGAGGACTTCCAGAAGACGCCCGTCCATCTGCTCCACACGTGCGCCGCCGATATCCACCGTTGCGCTCGAAATAAGGGCGTTTCCAAGGGAGTTTGTCCACTCGAAATAAGGACCGGCAAAGGTGACCCCTGCCGCCGTCGCGGCCCTCAAGGCTGCTGCCTGGGGGACATAAATATCGGGCATTGTCGTGACGAGATAGAGACGTGTGAGTAGATGGCCCTTCCTGGGGATCGTGAGGACTGCCGATGTTCCGAGGGAAGGGAGTTTGTCGAAATCCAGGCGAACGAGTTGCGTCGTGAATCGGCCGGCACGTATGAAAACTTTGGAGTAGAGTTCAATAGTCGGATTACCCTTCGGGGGAAGGAGTCGCGAATTTTGAATTCCACTGTGTAAAACTCGCAGCAGCGAGGCGACCATCTCTACAGGTAGGTGGTGCTTAATTTAAGCGGGGGGGGTTATCGCAATCTTCAACAATAGTTTTCATACCCCTTGTTAATGCCACATAATACAGATTTACATCTACACCATATTTTTCATCTATATCATCTGCGATTCTAATATTATCATCTTCAAGGCCCTTATAGGCGTGAATTGTAGACATTTTATAGTGAGAGTCTTCTTTGCTTGTACTGTTATTTTCGATAGTAGAAATAATATTTTCAAGAGCAGCCTCTGAAAGAGACCTCAAGAATTTTGGCAAATCATCTGCAAATTCTTCATCGTTGATATTGTCAGGAAAACGTTTAAGTGTAGTGTGCAATTTACGCATTTTTTGAACCTGTTCTTCATAGTTATAAATCCATATCTTTTTCATAGTCTGTGCAGATTCTAGTAATTTCTTCCAACTTCTAAACAAGTATGTGTATTTTATATCTTTGATAATTGATTTATCATATGACAACGTTGTATTATTTTTACTCATAGAAATCATCCAGCAATTCTTAAACTTTTGACGAATGACTTCACAAGCTGGATCCCCAATCCGAAATGTAGAATAGAATTCTAATACAAGCGCGTTAGGTGGAAGGTGATTAAACGCATTAACAGATCCTCGCCATTCATAAATAGATTGAAGTGGATCTCCTACAAATATTTTAGGTATAGCAGTGTCATTTAAAAGCATTTTTAACATCATCATATCAAAATCCTGCGTTTCATCTATCATAATCATATCATAGCTGTTATCAATGTATTGTTTTAACCATCTATTAATAAGGCATACCTTTCTTAAACTTTCAAATGTAAATAGTTGATTTAACAATGTTTTAGCCCATAGAGTATTAAGCATCCATTTCTCTTCTCCAAACAAATTATCTGTAAATTCACGAGGTGTTGTAGTAGAAGGATCGGTGCAAAATTGTGTGTATAAATCTACACACTGTTTTTTAACTCTAAAGGGTTTACCCTCAAGCCAAGGGATAAATGTATGCACAGTCTGCGCCTTCAAATCTGTAATAGACAGATCTCTTTTCTTTATGAATTTATAAGCTCCACAAATTAATGAATCAAATGTCTGTGGGTATAAATTTTGTATATTCTGGGCTTTAATCTTGACTTTTATATCAGTAATAAGGGCTTTGTTAAATGCAAGATACAATATCTTTTTTGTACTATGAATTTTAGAAAGTTCGAGAAGTGTGGTAGTTTTACCACTACCTGCTACTGATTTTATAGCCATAATTTCATTTGGCTGAAACTGATGCCTATTCACATATCTTCTATGTATACCATCCAGTAGAAACATAGATTTTTTGCATCTTGCGTAAATAGTACGAACCTTTTCTAGTTCTTTAGTAATAGCCTGAAAGTGCGCTAATCCCTCCTCTGTAAGCATATTTTGCAAACAAGTATCATCGTGTATTTTTTCGAACGAACAGGGTTTACCTATCCATACATTTCTTATTTTATTATCTATTTCGATGCGGTAATTTTCCCTGTCTTCCAGTAAAATCCATTCCTTACATCCAGTGTACAGATACACCGTATTTTTTACAGCCTTAACCGCCCTCTCCCAGTTGTCATGTGGTATTTCACAGATGATTTTATTCCCAATCTGTACTTTTCTTATGTACTGATTTTCTGTATTGAATATCCAATCCAAATGTGTGGTCGCATCTCTACTCTGAATAGCTTCAACCGAAATAGGTGAGTTCTGAAATTCTATACCCATATTGTTTAGGCTATCATACGCGTCTACAATATGTTTTACACCATCATTTCTTCTAATAACCTCTCTATTTTCTTGCTCGATTAAGCCAGAAATAGTATTGTGCCAAGTATCATTGTCACGCGCACGATCTAATGTATTTTTTTCACATTCTATATGGGTATCCTTTATAGTATTGGGGTGGTAAAAATGCTCTGTGTAATTATTATCAGCATTACGTGACTGTTTAAAATGAAGGGCTTTATCACAAGTGAAACACGTAAAAGGACTTGCTTTAGCTATATTGAATTTATAGATATCAGATACAGTTATGATTCTATCATTCAAAACTGCTATATCTGGCATCCCTATTAATGATATGAGTTAGTACCTTAAGTAATATCATTAATGTGTACACTAAACTTATTTTAGCTCATCAAGACTTCCACACCACAAGCTCCATCGCCCTCTGAAATACACGGGACTCATAGAGCTTCAGCTCGAGCACTTTCAGCCACAGATTCTTGCGTGTGAAAATGCGGAGAGACTTTTCATAGCCGCCAGAATACTCCCTGTGAAAATTGGTGAATACCTGGAGGCAGTCGGCTGCATCATGTGCCCCAGTGGAATTGTACTCGGCCTGAAACCAATCCTTCAGGTGCTCCACGAGAAGTCTGGCGGTCTCGGTGTCGCTGTACTCCAGAACATCCTTGAATTTGCTCGCATAGCAAATTCCCTTCAGAGCGTTCTCGGCATCGATACGTAGCGTACTCCTGGATGTGACAGTAGACCACGCTGAAATGCTGGATGTATGGGGGCTTGGACATGTGTTACCAGACAGAGTGGACTGGCCCACGGGACCATAGAGAGTATACTGGCTCACGGGACCATAGAGTGTGGACTGGCCCAGGAGACCAGACAGAGTGGACTGGTCGAGCTGACCAGACAGAGTGGACTGGTCGAGCTGACCAGATAGAGTGGACTGGTCGAGCTTACCAGACAGAGTGGACTGGCCCAGGAGACCAGACAGTGTGGACTGGCCCAGGACACCAGACAGCGTGGACTGGTCGAGCTTACCAGACAGAGTTGACTGGCCCAGGAGACCAGACAGAGTGGACTGGTCGAGCTTACCAGATAGAGTCGACTGATCGAGCTTACCAGATAGAGTGGACTGGCCCAGGACACCAGATAGAGTCGACTGACCAGAAGAATAGCTGCTACTATTGAGCCCGTACATTGTAGAAATGTAGGACATTGTATACCCGTATACAGAGCGAAGTATTTAGGCAGGATCAATCCCCGAACACAGGATTTGCGAGGCCGTTCTCAAACCGCAGCCAGTTCATCCCAATACAGAATACCTTGATTTCCCACGAGGCATCGAGCACACCCCCAGGAGGCCGCACTTCCAGATTCAGACGTATAGAGTTCGCACGGGACGCATTGATAGATCCACTCGGCTGATGCTTCCCAGGAGTCTCTGCAAAGGAAATTCCATACACGAAATTCGAGTAGGCAACATAGCCCCCAGGATGTTTCCCCGCAATGTGTTGGCGGAAATACTGCTCATCCGCCTGGATATACTGACTTCCATTTACCTGGAGCCCAGCAGACACGAGGAGAGGCTTCACGAGGCCAAAATAGCTGCCATCCCACTCCTGTTCCAACGTATCCGTGTAATTCGTCCACTCGTTATTGATACCTGTCCCCTTTCTCCGTACAAACCACAGAATTTCCTCGACAGGATGATTCGCTTCCAAGGGTAATTGCACGAAGACCGTATCGGTCTGCTTCGACACGACATACTTTGCCGGCTCATCGAAGGAAAATATCTGTACCTGACGATGCAGTGTTTCGAACGGCGAATAGATCATCTTCTGCCGAATCTCGCCGTTCAGGATTGCACCGTGAGTCAGGAGTGACACGGACTTGAGACGCGGCTCTACAGGATTTGTCTGGACAGTTGTGATGGCCCCTGTTTCCACATTCGTGAACGAAATCGGAATGCCGAGAGGAACCGACGTACACGTATCGCGAAATCCACGGACCTGGCGCACGATTTCACTGAAGGGACGGAGTACTATGCGAATGCGCGCCAGGCCATCCTTTATCGCGGCCATAGAGAGTGCCTCCTGGTATTTCACGCGGCTGAAAAAGAACGGCAGCGGACAATTGATGAATCCATCCTCGGTGGGATAGCTCCTCGGGCCAGATATGTAGCGAGGAGTTTCCTGCGTGGCAAGCTGTCGCAACATTGAAACGGGAACACGGCCGATATGATCGTAGCCAACCCCGATCTGTGAATTGTAGTCTGCGAACAGTAGTGATACGACATTGATGAAATCTCCGTCGATCTTCTCGATCGTTTTACCGTCGATTTCGAGCTCTGCAGATTGTATACACGCCGTCCCGAGCGAATTCGCATATTCCCATGCGACCAGGGGGTCAGTGTACACGATCGTCCCCGCCTCCAGCTGGAGCCTGGTGGCATCGTCTAGCCAGTGGGATAATTCGAGTTGTAGGGCAGTTCCGAAGAGAACATCCCCTGTCATAATGGATCCGATATCAAACAGAAAGTGCTGGCCGAATTCTGCCGGACCACGGAAGGGAATTGTCTGGATCTGCGGAGTGAATTCAATCGTCTTCCTATCCTGATCGCGGGTGAACCAGGTTGTTTCAGTGTCGAGTGGAAAAATATCATTCTCTTGGGCGTCACGATTCGTGAGATCCAACAGAGTTACAATTGTTCCTGCGGCCCTGGAGCCCATACTATTTGGGTATACCTAATTTCCATACCGAAGCGCCCCGCGCCCCTCCTCAATAGTGTACAGACTCCACGATTCCACCACGAAGAGCATTTCGATTACACCCGATGTAAAGACCTGCGGCAGAATAGGTGGCAACAGCTCAATGTAGATAATCGGTTTATCTGCCGTGGAGAAATTCACGCTGCCTTCAGGAACTCTGCCTGGTTTGCGACCAGTGTACGAGCCAATATCCCAATTCATTTCACCAATGGTGAAGGGGGGAGTCCTATCCTCTTTTGCGTGGAGCGACATGGTATTCCAAACGAGGGGTGTGAATTTGCTTTCACGATCTCGGCTTGCAATAACAAGTGACATCGTCTTATAATACGGGTTGCCTGACACATCGCTGTAGGTCTTCCAGCGCCGATTTAGTCCCAGATCATCCTGGGTTCGTAAAAACCAAAAGACTCTGCTGGCAGGATGACGGGCATCAATCATACGCGTGAACGCCGGCACAGAGAGCTTTGACGTATTGAAATCGAGCCCGCCAAATGTGAACGTGTTCTCGTAGAGCAGAGAATAGGGGATTTCGTGATTCTTCGATTCGAGGGCTGCGCGCGACTCTGGGTCCGCATAAATGTGGCGCGACTCGAGCTGCAGGACAGGTTTGGCGATGAGTTCCCTCGCAATTGGCTGAAATGTCTTGTACGTATCGGCAAAATTAACTAGATTAAACACTTCGAATACGGGCTCTGTCCAAGGGGCGGGGCGCAGCACAGTGTCATCGCTGCATTCCACACAATCCTCCAGAGCCCGTAGGAAAAGACGAAGACGAAATGTTTGCTGCCTCATTCCAATACTCGGCAGCCCGTTCGCCCCCCCAATCATTGGGAGAGTTAAGCGCAAACGGCCGGGTGTTGCGTTACGATACAGTGGTGTTACCATAGGGTTAGTCATCCCCGATAATGCCTGATCAAGAGACGCGGAGTTCAGAGTATCTCTCGAAAGTCTGGAGGCCCACAGCGCATCACCGCTGAACTCCTGCAGGAGAATCTTGTCCTGGAAAATCTGGATCTTGGAAAAGAGAAAATACGCAATGCCGTTGCTGTATCCATAGTATCTTCCTTCTTGACCTGGTGTTGTTGGCGCATCGACAACATATCCAGATGTTTGATTGAGGATGCTCTCGGCCGGCGGTAGCCACGAAGGCAGATCGATTAGCACGGTCGGCTCAATGAAAACATCACCTGCCACATCGAATTCGAATTCACAGGCGCGTCCAAAATCCGGGGCATTTAGAGGTGTCGTACGACGGAGCTCACTCACTGTCCCAGGTGTCCGTAAATATCTCGTCTCGAAGGGATTTACGGTGGTTCCGCTGATATCCTTGCTCAAGAAATAGGTATCTTTATTTCCTCTAGCAATTGTTTCGTATAAGGCTCCTTCTGACAGAATTCCTGACCGTTCCGAGGCCATCCTGCTTTATACGGATGGTTTCCTTAAAGCTTTAAGGATAGCATATCGTAGAAAATGTGGAACAAGAGGTATTATAGCGCCCCTCACCGAGCTGGTACTTGACTTCATAGGTTGGATAGGATATAATACATGGAGATCCTAATCGCACACCACATGTGCTTAAATTGCACGCCGGCTGGGCGGCGGAAGTTACATTCTTATAGTACGTCCACACGGTCTTGGTGAAGTCCCTGCGAATCTTGTCACTTGCGTCCATTCTACACGGGGCCTATAGATTTCAGCAGAAAGTACCAACAGATATGTGCGGTATTTGGGCAGCATTCGGCACAGATGCCGATGCGGACGATTTCACCGAATGTGTTGAATGCCTGAAGGCGCGCGGGCCAGAACAGACTACCATTCTCCATTGTATGAACATCGGGACTCTCGGTTTCACCCGCCTCGCAATCAATGGACTCTGCCCAGAGGGAATGCAGCCGATGACACACGACGGAATCGCCTGGATGGTGAACGGCGAAATCTACAATTGGAAGGCCCTTGCCCTACAACACGGAATCGCCTGTACATCAGGCAGTGATTGCGAGATCATCGGCAAACTTTATAAGGGGGTTCGGATGGAGGACCTGGGCGCGATGTTTCGCTCTATCGATGGCGTCTTTGCGTGTGTGATCGTCGACACCGAACAGGAACGCATCATTGTTGCACGCGACCCGTATGGTGTGCGGCCTTTGTACGTCGGCAAGACGAATACAAAGCACGGCACACGCCTCTTTTTTGGCAGTGAGATGAAGAGTCTCGTAGATGTTGCCGACGAGATTATTCCGTTCAAACCTGGTATGTTACAAGTGTATGATTCTAGAACCCTGCAGTGTGTTCATTGCACGAATTACCACGTCGTATCAACCCAGAAGCTGCCCCTGTTTGATAGCCTGTCTGCGGCAACAGAGGCGGTTCGGACTGCCCTCGTTGCCTCTGTGAAGAAGCGGATGCTGACAGAAAGACCCGTTGCTGCCCTGTTGAGTGGGGGGCTTGACAGTAGTTTAATCGCCGCGCTGGTTGCCGCCGAGCTGAAGGCAGCAGGGGCGCCTCCGCTGAAGACGTTTACGATTGGGATGGCGGGGAGTGCGGATGTGATGTATGCGAGGAAGGTTGCCGATTGGATCGGGTCAGATCACACGGAGATTATCGTGTCGGCGGATGAGATGTTTGAGGCCATAGAGCCCGTTATTAAGACAATCGAGTCCTATGATACGACCACGGTGCGTGCATCTGTAGGGAATTGGCTGGTGTCGAGGGAAATCAGCCGTCGCACGGGGTGTAAGGTGGTGTTTAATGGGGACGGGTCCGACGAAGTGTTCGGTTCGTATCTGTATTGTTTCGGGGCGCCCAGCGAGGATGCGTATGAGGGGGAGGTCCTCAAACTCCTGAAAAATATTCACACCTTTGATGTTCTCCGCAGTGACAGGTCGATTTCCTCGCACGGTCTGGAGCCTAGGACACCTTTTCTGGACAAGGCGTTTGTGCAGACGGTGTTGAGTATTCCTATTGAGTTCCGCAGGCCGGTGAAGGGTGGGATTCCAGAGAAGTGGCTGCTTCGCAGGGCATTTGATGATGGCCGAACGCTGCCGCGGGATGTTCTGTGGCGAAGGAAGGAGGCATTCAGTGACGGAGTGAGTGGAACGGAGAAATCCTGGTACGAGCAGATTCAGGAGAGGGTTGCGCCGCTGTTTGGTGCGGACTGGAAGGACAGGGCCGCGCTGGATTTCCCTGTAAATACGCCCACGACACCTGAAATGTGTATGTATCGCACATTGTATGAGAATGTGTATGGCAGTAAAAATGTGTTGGCGACTGTTCCATTTTTCTGGATGCCGAATTGGTCGACGGCAACCGATCCGTCCGCGCGCACTCTCTCGATTTACTGATCTACGATGTAAGTATCGTAATCGTATTCGACGTCATCTCCCTCCTCGCGGATGAAGATGGTTAGGAAGAACATGAAGGCAAAGGCGATCGCGAGGAAATGGAGGGATGTACTATTAACAACTGCATTTGTGAATACAGTTGTTACGAGTAAGATTATAAAGCAGAGGAGTTTTGCGGATTTCTGGGATTGGAGGCCGCACCTGTTACGAAGAAAGCTGGCAATACTGTATGACATCGTGCCTTACAGAGTACGAGCTAGGGGGCCTCGTCAATTTTTTAACGCTTATGCCAGAACGACGACAGGAGAAGGTTGGGACAGCTTCCACACCATCTTGTATGTGAGGTTGTACACGATGGCG